AGTCTTCAGCAAATAAGCCCAACCACCGGAATACATCCCTTCGGAAGCAGAAAAAACTTCCCGACAATGTCATATAGGGCGGCTTCGACGATGCTTCCCATTCCGTTGGCCTCCTTTTCGCCGGATTTCAAAGCGTCAAAAGTGAGAAATCATATGTCCCTGACCCAATTCGCTTTCATTCTTGAATTAATTTTACCACATGGCTTTTTCACAGTCAAAACGTTTTGGCAGCAAACTGACAGTATATCAAGAAAAACCCACCGGTCCGCTGCGTTGCAGCGAACCGGCGGGTTATTGCAGTTACTCCCACTCCGCTACTGAAATCTTATCCATACTGTATTCAGCAGCTTTGTATTATTTTTATTCTATATGCTGTATCTATTTTACGCTTTATTTTCGTGGTAAAGTGGTATAAGCGTCGTTTCAGCATCGCATCGAAAGAAAGGCGGTGAAGAATATGTCAGAATCCAGAGAAGAAATGCTGCACTCCACAGCGAAGGCTCGCGAACAGGTAATGATTGACCGGCTGTTAGAGTCTTTTTACAAGCACAAAGATGAAATCCTAAAGGCAACACAGGAGAAAAAGGATTAACCCCTAAATATCACATCGTTATGGTATGCCAATGCCTCTTTATTGGGATAAAACCTTTCAGGCAAAATAATTGTCTCACCTTCAAGGTCAATGAGCCATCGCTTTGTAAAGCTGTCCTCCTGCTCTCGCACCTGCGTTGACACATGGATTTTATAATCTGGCGTTACCGTAATTAGCCCACCGTCAAACGCTTTATCATAAAAGGTATTGAGCAGCAGTCCATTTGTGGGGTCGGTTCTCTCTGAGGTCGTGCGGCAACTCCGGAACGGTTTGATATGACTTGCAACAAGCATGGCCGGCAAGGTCATGCCGGAGATACAGCAGGCGTTTTCATAAGACGCAAAAACAGATGCTCGGAAGAAGTGACGCTCTCGGCTCACTCTGTTTTTATCTGTTAGCGAGGATAGGGGCTTTGCGCCATTTATTGGGTTTGCGTCGAATAATGCGAGCCCGGTTAAAGATTCGGCTTGTACGCTGAGCGTGCCCCAATCATTTTTGAATTCGTCGAAAATCAATCGGTCCGCTTTCGCAGCATGAGTTGCGCCCTTGACCTTTGAATTAGGGTCAATAGCCGCAAAGTTTTTCATACGCATAACAAGAGAGCTGACAGAGTGGGAAAATCCATCAGCGACCTGCTGTATCAACTTATTTGAGGGGCGCATATCGTTCAGCGGTGTTATACAGTATAGCGCATAGGCAACGATAATGTCCTCTCGGCTCCATGTTACACGTTCGCCCATAGTTCAAAGTCTCCGAATTATAATGCCATTATAAACCTAATAGTTCTTTCTTTTTTGCATCAAACTCGGAATCTGTGATTGCTCCCATATCCAGCAACTCTTTATACTTTCTTATTTCATCCGCTGGTGATACGCCACTTGAAATCGATGAATGGTTTTTGCTGAGAATATAATTCACAAATGCACTAAAATCATCGGGTTCAGCTGCAATTTTAAGGTCAACTGTTTGACCGCCACCGAGAACCAGAGACAACTCTCCTTTTAGATAGGTAGCGCTCGTAATAGACGAGTAGTTATAGACATCAGCGAAGTACAGCGTACCAAGTTTACGCCGGCCAAGGATAACTGCCTCATTGGTACACAGGGCACAGTTATTTGTATCTGCAGAAAGGTTAGAACAGAGAATACTATTTACTTCATCTTCGTTCTTGATGACTTTATAACGCATAGCAGTTTTGAGTATCTTTTGAGCCTTTTTATCAAAAGCGGCATGATTTGCGTAATACATCGTTACACCTCGATTCTATAAATTCTATGTTGTAATTATACCGTGTAGGGCGATTTGTGTCAATTATTAGAGCCACCCGTGTCAAGCTATTTCCAGCCTTCCTTGATAATGACATACCATGTATGCGTACTATAATTTTAATTGGAGGAAGCATACATGACAGCAGAAACTATCAAGCAACTGCGTGAAGCACGAGGTTGGACACAGGCGGAATTAGCAAGAAGGCTGAACATTTCAAGAAATGGCGTTAATACATGGGAGCAGGGACTGTCCATGCCGTCCCCGCACTTTCTGGTTGAGCTTGCCAAAATATTTTCCGTTTCCACCGACTTCCTGCTTGGCGTCGAATCACTACATACTATCAATGTTTCGGACCTTTCCGCAAAAGATGTGGCAATGCTGACAGACCTTGCGGACCGACTGAGAAGTGTTTAGGAGAGTGCTGCTGTCGTGGTAGCGCTCTCCTATTTCTATGAAAGAGGTGGAACCTATGAAAAAGCGTTTAACAGCAATACTACTTGCCCTTGTCCTAATGATGGGGCTTACAACATTTGCCGCCGCTGAGGAAGGCATTCCAACCGCTGCGACATTCGATGAACTCGTTGCCGCTATGGAAAATGGCGCTACTACTGTCGAGATTACGGGTACAATTAGTGTAACCGGCAATCTGGGGAACAATGATGTTACTATCACATTGACCCGGTCAGCGGACTTTGCGGACGGTGCTTTGCTTCAAATCGAGCAAGGGGAAATCAAGAACTTAATAGTCAGTGGTGCGGACATAGATACCGAAAGCCCATTAGCCATAATCAGCGGAAGTTGCCTTATTTCAAATACTGCATTCACAAATTGTACTGATAGCGCCGTTGTAATAACAACCGGAACGGCAATGTTTGAAAACTGCTCCTTTGAGGACAATTCAGGTACTCATATTACCAATGACGCAGAAGCAGTCTTTACTAAATGCAGTTTCTCTGATGGACAGTCGAAAGACAACGGTGGTGCCATTAGAAATACAAAAACTCTGCAATTACAGAACTGCACCTTTGCCCAAAACGGTACAAGTGTTGATTCTGAACTATGCGGCGGTGCCATATATAATGCAGGACAAATGTATGCCTACAAATGCACTTTTACCGATAATACTTCAGGACAGGGCGGTGCTCTTTATAATGTTGGCAGTTCCGAACTTATAGAGTGCACTTTCACAAATAATTCTGCAAATATCGGCGGTGGAATATATAGTACCGGCACTATGCGAACAATCGACACCCTTATATATCAAAACACCTCTATTGAGGCGGCCGCAGATATTTTTGCGTCAAATCCGATTACTGTTTCGTATAACGAGGAGTATGCGTTTCCTGAATCGCCGAGCGGTTGGCATAGCGACAGCTCCGATAGCCGTAAAGGTGAAAAACTCTTTGATACCTCCTTTGAGGGAGTCGGAAGCCTTGTGTTTCTAATGGAGTCGGACTTGCCCGCCAAGGAACCAGACCCACCCGCTGTTGACCCAACGCCAACTCCTACGCCCGAACCTGAACCGGAGCGCCCGACCGTTCGCCCTTCGTCCTCTGGCGGTCATCATACTACTGCCGTGAATAAGCCGATTAAGCCAACTCTTGATAAGGCCAAAACTTTATATTTGAGTGGCTATTGCGACGCCGTTCCAAATGAGAATATTACCCGCCGACAGGTCGCACATATTCTCTATAACCTTATGAGCGCGGAGAGTCAGAAACATTATGCCAGCAACGAGAACATATTTATTGATGTCAAAGACGATACGGCGATTGCAGCATTAGCAAAGGCAAAAATCGTTTTGGGGTATGACGAGCATTACCGCCCTGACGCATACTTGACACGTGGAGAACTGTGCGCCATACTCAGCCGATTCTCCGATTTGAAAAGCGGGGCAAGTTCATTCCAAAATATCGAGCACCATTGGGCAAGGGACTATGTAAATATCTGCGTTTCAAACGGGTGGATTGCTGACGGAACAGAGATTGACCTAAACAGCTATATTACAGTAAAGGTTGCCGCTAACATTATTGAAAAAATGCTATAAATGCGAAAACCGGTCTGCTATGCAGGCCGGTTTTCTTGCTGTGGGACTCCACGGTCTCCCGTATCACACAATAACCAACTCCGAGGGTAAAACCTAAGGGCCTACTATATAAAACCCGATACGGTCAATTATGGGCTTGCGCCGATTTCTCGGATTTCACAGACATAAATCTCAATTAAGCTGCTGTCAGCGCAACTTAGGGTTATCGATTCCGGGTCCGGCTCGTTATCCTGTTCACTGGTCCAGTCAATCCATACGCCGGTTACTTTGATACCGTCTTTACATATTACGGTTACCTGCCTATCAAGCAACCCCAAATACTTCGCCATATCCATGGTGCTGCTTTCGTCAATGACATCAAACAATTCTGGCAGGAAAAGGTGGGTTTCATCAGGCTCGGTCATAATGCGATAAAAGTCTCCCTCGATTGAAAGGACTTCCCGAACTGCCCCCATCGGTAAATCTTCAAGGCTGACACCGATATATTTTACTTTCACCTTTTCACCCCCTACCGGAATTATTATATCGAACCGCTGCTAACTTGTAAATGCGATTGCAGCAGTAGCAGCGGTTCTCCCCATTTTGCTGCTGCAAACCGCTGCATGAAAAAGCCTTTGTTATCAAGCCTTCCAACGCATTTGCAGCGGTTGCAGCGCTTTTTATAGTGTTTTATAAATCGCAAGAAATCAAAGAATATAATACCCCAGTTGGGTATCATATTCCTTATTTTATAAAATGTTTAACCTATGTGAAAATCCGCTGCAACCGCTGCGCCCAGCCTCCGCTTTATGCGGGGGTTCGTTTTTGAAAATACATTTTTTGATAAATTCTTGCAAGGATTTGCTCATTATCTACCTATCTTTGCCGCCGGGTGACACTCTTTTGTCTTTTATGAGTAAAACCTTGCCAATCGCCGCTTCTTTATGTCCTGCAAGCCACTAAAGTTCACATTTACAGTACAATATATACGCGATATAATACAGATAACAACAATATATAGTGTATTTGAAAGTGAGGTTGACCATATGCAGTATGACGGACTACTGACGATAGCGACAGGGAGCTCTCGTCGGTGTACGAATTGGAAAAACAAAAGAATACTGTGGTCCGACCTTGCCGCTAAGCTCTCCAATGTCACGAGGACACAGGAAACGCAAGCAGAGTATGAGCGGATGCCGAAAGATGAGCGGGACCGAATTAAAGATGTCGGCGGCTTTGTAGGCGGTAGCTTAAGAACAAACCGCAGAAAAGCGGATTCCGTATGTGAGCGGCAACTAATCACACTCGACCTTGACAATGTTCCGCAAGATACGGACCCTTGGCCTACTGTTACTCTTGCCCTCGGCTGTGCTGCAGTTCTTTACAGCACACACAGTCATACGCCGCGGAGTCCTAGACTGCGCCTTGTGCTACCGTTGTCTCGACCTGTATCGCCTGATGAATATGGGGCAATTGCCCGCAAAATTGCAGAGGACATCGGGATTGATATGTGCGACGATACGACTTATCAGCCGCACAGATTGATGTATTGGGCCAGTGCCGCAACGGATGCGGAGTTTCGCTATGAAGTTGAGGACGCTCCTTGGCTTGACGCGGACGAACAGCTTTCTCGCTATGCCGATTGGCACGACCCCACACAATGGCCCGTGTCAAGCCGCAAGGCGAACGAACCCCGCCGACTGGCTGACAGGCAGAGCGACCCTACTGAAAAGGGCGGCATTGTCGGAGCATTTTGTAAAGTGTTTTCGATAGACGATGCGATTGACGAATTTTTACCTGATAAGTACAGCAAATGCAGCGACGGACGCTATACCTACCTTGGCGGCTCTACATCAGGCGGTCTGGTTGTCTACGATAACGGTAAATTCGCATTCAGCCACCACAGCACAGACCCGACTTGCGGCAAGCTCTGTAATGCTTTTGACCTTGTTCGCATTCACCTATTCGGTGACGAGGACGAAAACACAGCCCCCAACACCCCGGCAACAAAGCTCCCTTCCTATAAAAGTATGTGCGATAAGGCTCTGTCTGTTCCCGCCGTGCAGCAGGAACTAAAGGCAGAGCAGTTAAGCTCAGTAGTCGCAGTTTTTGATGACGCAGAGAATACAGAATGGGTGCAGGCGCTTGAAATCAACCCGAGAACCGGAAAGCCTGCGGCAACTGTAGATAATGTGTTCCTAATTCTGACACACGACCCACGCTTAAAAGGCCGGTACTACTATGACGAGTTCAGAGCTCGGCCTATTGTGTGCGGCGCCCTTCCTTGGGACACTTCTTCCCATAGGGTATCTGCTTCATGGCTTGATACCGATGACGCAGGATTGCGATGGTTACTGGAACGCGATTATAAAATCGACAGCGCCCCGAAGGTGCGAGATGCCGTAGACCTTGCCATTGACAGCAATAAAATTCACCCTGTCCGTGATTATCTACACTCCCTTGAGTGGGACGGTCAACCGCGTGCGGAAATGCTGTTCATTGACTACCTCGGTGCAGAGGATTCCAGATATACCCGCGCCGTTACACGGAAGGCCCTTATTGGCGCTGTGGCACGAATCCTCCGCCCCGGCTGCAAGCATGACCACATGCTCGTTCTTGTTGGACCGCAGGGGTGCCGTAAATCCACCACTTTGGCAAAACTCGGTAAACAGTGGTTTTCTGATTCGCTCTATACCATGACCGGCAAGGACGCTTACGAGCAGTTACAAGGAAACTGGATTATAGAGCTTGCGGAAATGGCGGCAACCCGCAAAGCTGAAATTGAACAAATTAAGCAGTTCGTTTCAAAACAGGAAGATACATACCGCGCAGCCTATGCTCGACGGACGCAATCACACCCTCGGCAATGTGCGTTCTTCGGTACAACAAATGACGATGAGTTCTTACGAGACCCCACAGGCGCCCGTCGTTTCTGGCCCGTAACCGTTACGAAAGCGGGTTGCGTTAATGGGGACAAGCTGACACCCGAAATCGTGGACCAAATCTGGGCTGAGGTCGTTACCTATTATGACAACGGGGAAACATGGTATCTCGACAACGAGGTTGAAGAAATCGCCAGAAAGGTTCAGTCGGAGCATACGGAGACAAACGGCAAACTTGGTCTGATTGAGAACTTTATTGAAACGCTACTGCCTGCTGGTTGGGATACTTGGGACCTTGACAGGCGGCTTATGTTCTGGAGCGGCGGATTTGGTCCAGAGCAGAAAGGCACAATGCGTCGGACCCGCGTATGTGCGCTTGAAATCTGGCAGGAGCTTTTCAAAGGCGACCCGAAAAACTACACCACACAGCACGCAAGAGAGATTACCGGACTGCTGAAAAGTCTCCCCGAATGGAGTATGACAACAGCTACAAATTGCGGCGCTCTTTACGGCAGACAGCGCGGATTTATAAGGAAAGAGAGGTAACACCATGAGAATCGACAGAATTAAACTGATTGTCCTAATGGCCGAGCGTGATATGACGATTGGCCGCTTGGCGGAGTTGAGCCGACTTTCGGTCTCCACAATCTGCCAAGTTAAGGCAGGAAAGTCCTGCACACCGAAAACAGGTGCGGCAATCGCCGCAGCCTTGGGCGTTCCAGCAGGCGAAATTGAATCGAGGTGAGGGAATGTCCGATGTTGTTCGTGTGGACGAAGTAATGACCCGCCTCGACTGTTCAATGGGGAAAGCCTATAAAATCATCAAGACACTCAATGACGAGTTAAAACGAAAAGGCTATATCACGGTAGCCGGTCGTGTTCCCCGCTCCTACTTTGAGCAAAAGTGTCTGTTGGAAAGGAAGTGAGAAAATGCAGCGAGTAACCTACTATGACAGTACACTAAAGCAATATGTTTTGGTTGGAAATGAACACGATACGCTAACTGCGCTCGGCAAGTTAGAGGATTCCCTTGAAAAACTGGAACCCAAAACCTTTGGGGAGTTTATGACAAGATTTCGGCAGCGGCGCGGTGTATCTCAAACGTCATTTGCGGCAGCTCTCCATATCAGCCGTGATACTGTTAAAGCGATTGAAGCAGACAAAAATACTCCGTCTTATGAAACCCTGCTTGCGATTACAGATGTGTATAATATTCCCCTTGATACTTTGCGGTTTGCTTTTCGGCGTTATGCCTTCCACCTCAAAGACGAGGCAATCGACTACATGATAGACCGGCAGGACAGCCAGCTTATTGAACCGACTATGTACCGCAATATTGGCGCACTGCTGCAATGTGAACGCCGGTTTATATCAAAATCCCGCAAGCAGCTATCTGATATGAGCGGAATCTCCTCTCCCATGATTGCTAAATATGAATCCGGCGAGGTTGATATTGCATGGCCGGTATTGCGGCAATTCGGTATGTGCGTAGATTCTGAGCGTTTACTGGAAGTATGCCAAAAGCTGAAAAATCGTGCAGAAAGAAGGAGAATGATGATATGACCGTTCGAGAAATATATAGACTCCGCCATCAAAAGGCGGTCGGATTCAATAGAGCACGTAGCCGTGTAATTGAGCAACTTGTAGCACAGCGCGGCGAATGTACTGATACCGCAATCTTTGCGGCACTCCGTGACGAACTGGCTCGCATTACAGCAGATGAAGCACAGATGAACGCTGAAATGAACACATTACTGCGTGCGTCTTTGGCTGATATGGGAATTGACACGCAGATTGCCGAAGGAGTATTTCTCCACCCGAAGGCGCGCATTTATGATTGTTGTGAGGGTATCGGGTGGTTTGTATCAAAAAGTCTTGATTCTCCGCAAGAGGTCAAAGCACAACAGAATGTTTTAAGAAAGGCAGGTATTGAAAATGACATTTGAAGAACTGAGGGCTGAGGCACAGAAGGCTTATAAGGAAGTTCTGGCGGCTGACGAGGAGCGGAAAAACGATAAAACGATTGCTCGTTTGTCCGAACTTTATGTTGAATCCTATGTCAACGAAAAGCGACGTGAGCGTGACGCTGCTTTTAGGGAATATGTAATTTCCTGCGTAGAGGAACTTAGAGAACTCGTTTCCTCAGTGATTACCGAAAAGCGAAATGGGCTTGACAAAATGCTTTCTACTCCACCGACGAGTGAACAGCTTAGTTTGCTGACTGCGCTTCAGGTGAGGGGCGAGGATATTAGCGAGGGAGAATTACGCAACCTCGCCGACCAATTCATGCCAAATTACCAAGCGGTAAAAGCCTTGCAGACTATCAGCAAGAAAAATGGTGTGCATTTTGCCTTACCTGAAAAATGCGATTACGAAGCATTGCAGGCAGCACTCAACTGGACAGAGAATTACCTGTCGGAGCGGCTTTGCGGTTTGCGTAATTTTACCGCACCGCGAAATCTGCATGCCTTTGACCGTTTGTTTTTCGGTGAGGGCTGGCGTGACCCTCACTATGATTCCCATGCGGTCAATCTATTTGATTAAATACCATGATAACAGAAAAAGAAGCCCGCAATATGCTCAATAGCTACAAATTACTCTCCTTGAGGGCAGACCTGCGGTATGAGAAAATCAGTTTTTATAAAAAGTACAATGCGGCGGGCGAGTATTGCGAGGTACTCGCCCGCCAAGCAAAAGAATTACTTGCTGCGCGAGATAACATCAACGCGGTGGTTGATTCTCTTGCCGAGCCATATAGGACTGTCCTGTACTTGCGTTTCATTGAGGGGCATACCGTTGAGAAAACGGCAGAAATAATGTTTTACTCCTATCGTTGGTTAATGAGATTGCAAGCTACGGCAATTCAAGAGTTCAGAAAGGCGGTGAACAAATGACCGAGAAACAGGAACGATTTATTGACGAATACATCATAGACTTCAACGCTACACGGGCGGCTATTGCTGCGGGGTATTCCTCAAAACGTGCGAATTCGCAGGGGGTTCACCTGCTCTCTATTCCTGAGATTCAGGCAGAAGTAAGGCGGCGCAAGGCGGAAATCTCTGCGGGACTACGAATTTCCGCCGAACGAGTACTGTGGGAAATGGCGGCACTTGGATTTTCCAACATTTTTGATTATGTTGAAGTCATAGACGGGGAACTTCGCCTAAAAGAACTTCCACCCGAAAAGCAAGGTGCCGTTTCCAGTATCAAGATTACAAAGAACGGCACGGAAGTCAAGCTACACGATAAATTGAAAGCGTTGGAATTCCTCGCCAAATATACAGGGCTAACAGACCATAAAGCAAATACAGAGACGCAAAATAATCTTTTTGAAATGATTGACGCTTGTGGTAAAAGCGCAAATTTTGATGATATTCCAGAACTCAATGGAGATTGGCAACCATAAACAAGCCTACGGTCTCCCACATCAAGTTTTCTTTCTTTTGGAGTATAAACCTACTCTGTAAAAACGGAACTGATATAGGACGCCGTAGGTACTCCAAATTCAGGGGCTCGCGAATCTTACTATTTGCGATAATATAGATAAAAAGGCAAAACAGGAGGCAAATGTTATGCCAGCATATAAGGACAAGGACCGCGGAACGTGGTATTGCTGTTTCTACTATACCGATTGGCAAGGGGAACAGCAGCGTAAAACAAAGAGAGGTTTTACTAAACAGAAAGACGCCAAAGAATGGGAACGCGCTTTTCTTGACAAATTGCAGGAAAATCCGCAAATGACAATGGCAAGCCTAATTTCTCTGTATAATACAGATATGGCAAGCCGACTCAGGGTGTCAACCATGAACAACAAGGAGCACCTAATAAGGACAAAGATTTTGCCTTATTTCGGCAAAATGAAAATCAGCGACATTAAAGCAACAACGGTTCGACAATGGCAAAATCAGCTCATGGGTGACGAGTACGCCGAAACATACCTAAAAGCAATCAATAATCAGCTTTGCGCGATTTTTAACTACGCCGTTAAGTATTATGGTCTAAAAGAAAATCCTTGTCATAAGGCGGGAAGCATAGGACGCAAGAACGCAAAGGAAATGCAGTTTTGGACAAAAGACGAATACATTAGATTTGCCGCAGCAATCGAGGACAAACCACAAATGCACTCAGCGTTTCAAGTCCTTTACTGGTGCGGCATACGGGAAGGCGAACTCTTAGCCTTGACCAAAGATGATATTGACTTTGAGGGAAACACCATAACTATCAATAAATCCTATCAGCGAATTGGCAAGAAAGATATTATTACGGAGCCCAAAACTCCGAAAAGCAATCGGATTATCGCTTTGCCGAATTTTCTTTGCGAAGAACTTAAAGAGTATATCTCACACATCTATGATAATGGGCGCATTTTCCCATTAACCAAGCATGCCCTATACAGGGAAATGATTCGAGGTAGCAGCCAGAGCGGAGTTAAAAAGATTAGAGTGCATGACCTCAGACATAGCCACGCCTCATTACTTATCGAACTCGGCTTTTCGCCACTCTTGATAGCCGAACGACTCGGCCATGAGAACATAGAAACGACCCTCAATACCTACTCCCATCTATACCCGCACAAGCAAGGAGAACTTGCTCAAACGCTGGACTCCCTGCTAAAAACCTGATTTCAGCGTCATAACAGCATCGCGGCTATCATTAAAAGAGCCCGAAAGCCTTGCAAACAAAGACTTTCGGGCTTTCTTCCATTTATTCCCACTCGCTCCCTGAAACCGTGACCTAAACGATTTTGTATATGTGGTTTAGCTTCGATTATCGGGATTGCTTAGATTATCCAAGAATTACGGTGTATCATAATTCCTGTTGTCATTGTGTTGTCACGAAGATAGGTTGGTGCGGGATCAAGCTATATAGATATTATAGCGCTGTGCTCTTTGAATTGCAATACCACTTTTCAAAATTTACACGCAACATTTTCAAAAAGCGTGCAAAACATATTGATTTTTGAGGGCCTGGGCATTATAATATAAACACGCATAATGCAAATATTGCGTGCAGAAAGTTGGTGACAGGTTGAGTAAGTACGATATCGTTAACGAAGTTTTTGATGCCATCGGAGAAATTACAAGGAAATCAGATTTTATTTCTGCCGGACTCAAAGACCAAGATGTATATGCGCTTTGTAAGCAGGGCTATCTCGAGCGTGTGAAAAAAGGGTATTACAAGCTGGCTGTCGGGGACGAGCCCAAAGAGGAGCTTATCCTTTCGAAACTGATGACGTACGGGGTCATCTGCGTTGAATCAGCTCTATTCTACTACGGCTATAGCGACTTTGCGCCCAGAGAATGGTCGATTGCCGTTCCACGCTCTTATTCCAGAACGGTGAAGGCGATTCAGACGGAAGTACCGGTGAAAGCGTATTATGTGCAGAATCCGATGTATCACCTGGGGGAAACAACTGGCACCTTCAACGGTGTAAAACTTCCGGTCTATGACCGTGAGCGTACCATCTGCGACTGTTTCAAGTACCGCACGAAGCTGGATAACGAGATATTCAACAAAGCCGTCAATGCTTATGTGGCGGATGAAAAGAAAAACCTTGCCAACCTTTCCAAATACGCAAAGGAAATGGGCGTTTATAAGAAAATGATGAGTGTGATGGAGGTGCTGCTGAATGGTTGACGTGGCTGCATCCGTGCTTGCACGGCTCAAAAACAAAGCCGCAAAAAGCGGCAGAAGCTATCAGCTCTGCTTGCAGCTTTTCTGCCAGGAAGAGTTCCTGCGCCGACTGGAAAAGTCAAAATATGCGGAAAACCTGGTTCTCAAAGGCGGACTGTTCCTCTATTCCCTCACAGATTTCGATAGCCGTGTTACCGCTGATGTGGATTTTCTGCTCAGAAAGATGCCCAATACACCGGAACAGCTTCAAGCGATATTGGAGGAGATCATTGCAACCGAAACAGGCAACGATTTTATCACATTTGAAATCAAAAATGTGTCTCCCATTGCTGTGGCAAAGAAGTACGCCGGTATTGGTGCTTCCCTCGTAGCAAGGATAAAGAACACAAAAACTCCTTTTGGCATTGATTTCGGTGTGGGGGATATCATCGTGCCGAGACAGGAAAAGCGGAAGATACCAACGCAGCTTGACGGTTTTGAGGCGCCGACGGTCAATACCTATTCGCTGGAAACGACCGTTGCCGAGAAGCTGGATGCAATTCTCAGCCTGATGGAATTCTCCAGCCGGATGAAGGATTATTACGATCTCTATTATCTTGCAAACAAGTTTGATTTCAACGGCGAAACGCTGACGGAAGCGCTGAAAAAGACCTTTGAAAACCGTGGACACAAGTTCACGGTGGAGCAGTTTGAGCAGGTTATGGCATTTGGAAGCGACGATGCGATGCGGAAGAAGTGGAAAGCCTTCTGCCGGAAGATCGATACAAAGACCGATGATTTCAGCACTGTCCTAAGAACAATAGGTGATTTTTTAGCAACGCCATATGAAGCTGCAATAGAAAACGCTGGTTTTCATTTAAAGTGGTTGGTAAGAAAGCAAATCTGGGAGTAGAATTTCTACGATAATCCATATTGGAGGATGCAATATTATGGCAAAAGTGTCATACAAAACCGAGGATCAAGTCCGGGACGGCGCAAAGATCATCTTGGGCTTTGATAAAACAGAAGAGAAAGTTCAGCAAGGCACTGGGCAAATCACAACATTTAATCAGCTCGGATTTAAGGGCGTTATCGACAAGCCAGATGGTTGGTATCTCCCTGATGACTTAAACGCTCCTGCAATTATCTTGGAGACCAAATCGGAGGCAGAAGATATATCCCTGCAAAAATGGGTAGACGAGCTTGAAAAGAACTGCAATATTGTTCTCACAAAATACACGCAGGTAGTTGGTATCCTGTACAATGGCACCGATGTTCGGGTTTTTCTGAATAACAGCGAGTTATCCGATGCTGCATCTACATTACAGGATAAGACGTATTACCTGTCCTTATTCACGAAAAATGCAATCGACAAACAGCGTATTTACAATTTGACAAAGAAAATCAATGACTGTCTGCACATTGACTTCGGTATCAAGAATTTGTACCATCGAATGATTTTTACCGCCTGTGCCCTTGTTGGCAAGAGATATGGCGCTATCCTTGTAGAGGGAATGGACTTTACCCTGATGAAGAACTCCATTCTCAGCACTTTGTCAAAGTCATTAGAGGATGACCGAAAGCAGAATCTCAAGCTCGATATTTTGATCGAAGTATATGCTGAAATCAAAATGAACAATACGACAAACCAAGAGGCCATCAATAACTTTATTGAGTGGGTTTCTGAAATATCTGATTGTGTCAATTCCGATTATTGGAACAGAGAAGACGTGATGGGTATTTTCTTTAACGAATTCAACCGATACAAGAAGAAGTCAGAAAGTGGACAGGTTTTTACGCCAGATCATATTACATCATTTATGTATCGGCTCATAAACGTAAATCAGAATGATCGAATTCTCGATGCGGCGTGCGGGTCGGGGGCATTTCTCGTCAAATCTATGTGCAATATGATCAAAGAGTCCGGCGGAGTGAACACAAGGAAGGCGTCCGATATCAAGAAGGCCCAGCTGTTTGGCATCGAATTTGATCGAGAAATATTTGCACTTGCCTGTGCCAATATGCTGATCCATAAGGATGGCAAGACAAATCTGGAACAGCTTGACAGCCGGACGCAGGAAGCGTGTGATTGGATAAGGTCAAAGCAGATAACGAAAGTTCTTATGAACCCTCCGTTTGAATCGAAATATGGGTGCCTTACTATTGTAGGAAATGTTCTGAAAAATGTTCCAGAACATACAAAGTGTGCCTTTATTCTTCCGGACAAAAAACTCGAAAAGGACAGGAAAGGCCCTAAACTGCTGAAACACAGTACCCTTGAAAAGATTATTAAACTGCCCGAAAAGGTGTTTTCCGAGGGGGTCACAACTTCAATATTCATTTTTGAAGCTGGAGTTCCCCAAAACGGGAAAGAAGTTTTCGCCTGCTACATAGAGAATGACGGCCTTGAAACGGTAAAAAATCAGGGGCGGCAAGATATTAAAGACCGCTGGCAGGCGATCGAGGGTGAATGGATTGAGATTATTAGAAAACAAACCGGAAGTGACACCATTCAATGGATCGAGCCATCTGAACATTTGAGTTACCAAATGCCCGAAAAGGCGTTTGAAATCAGCGATGAGGACTTCACAAAAACGATGATGGATTATCTGATGTTCAAAGAGGGCATTGATGTTAAGGAATTTGGCGAAAAACTGCTGACCAAGGTGCTGTATAGCAGTTCTGTGGAATCGAAAGATGATTATGTTTCAATTATGCTGAAGAGATGAGCAAAGCAGGCGGAAGGAGCAGCCCGCAAACAGGCAAATGGGAATCGAAAGAGTTTAGGGGCATCTCAAGGGCGCAAAAACCATAGCGCGGTAACCCCGCGCCCGCAAAAGGTATGAAAAAGACAGATCAGGCGGAACGCCGAAGCTGTTTGGCAGAACGGTAGGAGTGAGAACCATGCAGAACGGCGGCCAGCGCAACCGCTAAAACGGAGATGTGGGCCAATGTATTGAGGTTTGCTGCGCTGTTTCCGTTACGCACCCATAATCATTCCTACCCGGACGTCTTAAAACGGGAATTGTAACGCTCACACTCTGTACGCAAGGCGTATGTCCTCTTGAAACAGAGGCAGCTGCGGTCAATGGAAAGCCTGTAATCCGTGGGGACGATCCTGTATTTAACGCAACCCCTGT